AAGGATTGGATCTGGGATGGTGGCATCCTAAGAGAAGCCCAAGCTGCTAAAACATACAAACAAATTAATACATTAGTAGATCAAAAGCAATTAAATGAGAATAAAGTAAATCTTTTTAACGATTTCCTTAACTCATTGTAAAATCTTAATCTACTAAATAAATATAGATTTAATAAGATAAATCGGAGCTGTCAACAATGTCTCGTGGTACGAAATTACAAGAAATGGAGCAATCTAAAACTGCCGTGAATGCCAACGCCCCTGCACCTGAAGCAATGCAATCAGGTCCATCAGGAGCTAGCACACCTGGCAATACACCTCCTTATGAGGATCTAGGTGGTCCTACACCTGAAAACAATAGTCCAATCGGTGACTCTAATAAGTTAAAGACACCAGGTAAGACTATCAAGCAAGTAAGTGATGTAGTCACTAACAGAAAAGCTGCTACTGCTAAAGAAGAAGTAGAAGTAGAAGATCAAGTAATTGAGGAAGATCAAGTGGTTGCTGAAGATCAAGTAGAAGTATCTGAAGACACAGTGGATGAAACTGTTGACATCGAAGATGATGTTAATGCCCTCTTAGGAGGAGAAGAATTGTCCGAGGAATTCAAAGAGAAAGCAAAGACTATTTTTGAAGCTGCTCTTAATTCCAAGGTAAAAGAGATTCAAGAGACTCTTGAAGTCCAGTATGAAGAAAAACTCCAGGAAGCTAGAGAAGAGTTGAAAACATCTCTTCAAGAGCGTGTAGATTCCTACTTGGAGTATGTTTCTCAAGAATGGATTGATGAGAATACTCTTGCAATAGAGCATGGTCTCAAGACTGAGATGACTGAATCATTCCTTGGTGGAATGAAGAGTCTTTTTGAAGAACATTATGTAACTATCCCTGAAGACAAATATGATGTGCTTGAGAGCATGGTAGAAAAACTAGATGATATGGAGACCAAACTCAATGAGCAGATTGATAAGAACATTGGATTAAACAGGAGACTCGGTGAGTCAACTGCATCTAATATCTTAGAATCAGTTTCTGAAGGGCTAGCAGCCACTCAGAAAGAAAAGCTTGCTTCACTTGCTGAAAGTGTAGAGTTTGAAAGTGAAGACGAATATCGTGGTAAGTTAGAAGTTCTTAAGGAGTCATACTTCTCTAGAACTGCTACCGAATCTGCTAAGGAAACATCTAAAGCACAAACCCTTTCTGAGGGAGTAGATAGTACTGTTGCACCAGTTGCTGGTGGAATGGAATCTTATTTACAAGCATTAGGTGCATTCAAACCAAAGCAGAGTTGAAGTAATTATTAATTCAAACGCAAATTTCACACTTTTATAGGTAAAGCAAAATGTTCCAATCAGAACAATTGCAGGAAAAGTGGGCTCCTTTACTTGACTATGAAGGTCTTGATCCAATCAAAGACAGTCACCGTAAAGCAGTAACCGCAGTTCTGCTAGAAAATCAAGAAAAATTCTTAAAAGAAGAATCAGCATTTAACTCAGGTATCAACCTGATGGAACAACCCACAATGCACGGCAACGCTGCTGGTGCTCAGGGTGGTTTCGGTACAGCAGGTACAACTGCACTAGGAAATGCTGGTTTCGACCCAGTTCTAATCTCATTGATTAGACGTGCAATGCCTAACTTGGTCGCTTATGACCTTGCTGGTGTTCAACCAATGTCTGGTCCTACTGGTCTTATCTTCGCGATGAGAAGCAGATATACCAACATGACTGGTACAGAGGCATTCTATAATGAAGCTAATACAGCATTCTCTGGTACAGATGCTAACTCTGATACTACATTCACAAGACCATTCTCTGACGTAGCAACTGGTATTGGTACTGATACTCAAAGAGGTACTAACCCATCAGTTCTTAACCCTGTTGGTACTGCTGCAACTAATACAGCAACCTACACAGTTGGTCAGGGTATGCCTACTGGTGATGCTGAAAGTCTAGGTGATGGCAATGATGCCTTCAACCAGATGGCATTCAGTATTGAGAAAGTTACTGTTACTGCTAAGTCAAGAGCACTAAAGGCAGAGTACAGTTTAGAACTTGCTCAAGACCTTAAAGCAATTCATGGTCTTAATGCTGAAGCAGAACTTGCTAATATCCTCTCTACTGAGATCCTTGCTGAAATCAACAGAGAAGTTATTAGAACTATCTACAAGACTGCTGAACAGGGTGCTGTTTCAAACACAGCAACTGCTGGTGTATTTGACCTAGACATTGACTCAAATGGAAGATGGTCAGTTGAGAAGTTCAAGGGACTTCTATTCCAGATTGAAAGAGATGCTAATGCTATAGCACAGAGAACAAGGCGTGGAAAGGGCAACATGGTCCTTTGCTCTGCTGACGTTGCTTCTGCTCTTACAATGGCAGGAATCCTTGATTATACACCTGCACTTAATGCAAACTTGAATGTTGATGATACAGGCAATACATTTGCTGGTACAATCAATGGTAAGTTCAAAGTTTACATTGACCCATATGCTGCTAACCTAGCTGCTGCAAACACAGCATCTGACTCTGGTAATCAGTACTATGTTGTAGGTTATAAGGGTACTTCTCCTTATGATGCAGGTCTGTTCTATTGCCCATACGTTCCTCTACAGATGGTTCGTGCTGTGGGTGAGAACTCCTTCCAGCCAAAAATTGGCTTCAAGACCAGATATGGTATTGTTGCTAACCCATTCGCTGAAGGAACCACTCAAGGCGTAGGTAGACTGCTTATCAACTCTAACCGTTACTACAGAAGAGTTCAAGTTAAGAACCTAATGTAAATCAATATTTACATATTTTTTCCAAGAGACCTCTTCTAAAGGGGTCTCTTTTTTTATTCTCAATTATAATGATAAAGACACTCATACCAACTTATTCTGATTTACTACATTTTAAAATAGAGAAGTGTAGTTATAATCTTGATCGAGAAGAACTGTCTCAAATATTAAAAGTGAATATGGATTATTATAAAGGAGTTGGTCTATCAGCAAATCAGATAGGTATAAAGGAAAGAGCTTTTATTATGATAAGAGATATGGAATATAATGAAACTATTACTTGTTTTAATCCAAAGATTATAAAAGAATCTAAAAATAAAGTAGTAATGGAAGAAGGGTGTTTATCTTATCCAGAATTATTTTTAGATGTAGTAAGACCTAGTAGTGTTGTAGTTAAGTATGAAGATGAATATAAGAAGAGACATAAATTAAAATTGAGTGATTTTCCTGCAAGAGTATTTCAACATGAATATGATCATATGGAAGGAATTGATTTTACTCAAAGATCTAAATAAATACGGAGACCTGCTTTCTACCAATGTTTTGTAAAGTAAGAAAAAGCATAGAGGAATATCGAGAGTGGAAATTAAAGTTCTATACTCGGATGTTAGATAATTTAGAAATAAGATCTGCTGCTATCAATGCTGCTAAAGCAAAGTTAGAAGAGCAGATAGAAAGAGATATTGTAGTAGATAAATAATTAAAAAAATTGTGATATGGCGTTCCGTATACAAAAACCTAGTATTATACCTTCTGTAGGAACAGTTTACTATAAAGGTGGTAATCAGTGGGATGAAACATTTGATAAAAGAAAATTATATGCTACAGAAGCAGCAGCTAAAGCAGATCCAGATATTTACAAGTGGGAACATGCTACTGTTGTAGATGAGGGATAGTGATGAAAAGTTTTATTGGTTTTTCAGAAGATTTGGAGGATAGAAAATTACAGTTGTTGCAGAAGCAGAAAGTTATGAAGCAACTGGAAAGAGAGAAATCGGATAGAAGCAATAAACAGTTTGCTAAAGATATGGGAGATAAACAATCTCAAATAGATAAAGAAGAAGAAAGAGAAAAATTAAAGCAAGAAATAAAAAAGGAAGTTAAGAAAGAATTAGAGGATGAAAAAGTAGATGAACAAATATCTTTTCATAATTTTTTAGAGGAAACTCAAAAATGTCCAGAAGGTAAATATTATTGCAATAAAGATAAGAAATGTAAACCAATCCCTATGGGATATCGCGTTGGACGTGGTGGTTGGTTGAAACCAGATCCAGAGGAACAAAACAAAAATGGAAAAAATAGTAACGGAAATGCTAATGGACATGGGAATGGTTCAAATGGTAATGGTAATGGTGGTCACAACGGCAGCAATAGTGGCGGCAATGGTTCTAATGGTGGTGGAGTAAGTGAGTCATTTGTAAATTTACCATTAAGTATAGAAACACCTAAAAATCAAATAGATTTTGATATGGGTTTGATGTTTAGGGAAGATTTAGAAGAGAATACAGGAATGCTTTTTTCTTTTATTGAATCAGGAGAAAAGTTTTTTCATATGAAAGACACAATTATTCCATTAGATATTGCTTTTATCAACGAACGTGGTATAATAGAGAGTATTAAGGAATTAAAACCTTTAAGTGCAGTTCCTATCTCTTCAGATTCATCAGTTCTATATGCTTTAGAAGTAAATAGAGGGTGGTTTGCTACCAATGATGTAAATGTAGGGGATAAGATATTAAATCTATAAATTATCATGACCGCAACTGTTGAAAGAATTACTCCTTTGGAAAGTGATGAGTATGATCCTATTCCTCCTAGAGAAAAAATAGCAGATTCTAATGTTAGAATTGCTGTTGCACTTGAAAGGATTGCTACAATTTTAGAAAGTAATGTTCATATCAGTATTGATCATGGACACATTGAAGCAATAGACCATGCTCATATAGATGATATTGGTGAGATACATGGTGATGTAATTACACACCCTAAAGCGTTTTAATCATGCCTAAAGAAAAAGTACATGTTCCAGTAGTGGAACCAAAATCTACTTCATATGTTGAGTATAAGGAACTTGGAAGAACTGTAACTTCTCAACCAGTATTCAAAAAGGATACTATTCGTGTTAGATTATTACAAATCAACAAAGGTAATCCAGCAGAAACTTTTGAGACAGAAAAGCATTGGGAATATGATGTTCCTTGGCCAGTAGAAGAAGTGAAAGAAGAAGTAGTTGTAGAGAAGGAACCAGTAAAAGAGAAGAAGACATTATTACAGAAGATAACTAATGGATAAGAAAACACTTAAGTTTAGCATTAGACAAGATGGCACCGTAACTGAAGAGGTTATAGGTGCTGTAGGTAATGAATGTCAAGAAATTACTAAATCATTAGAGGAGAAACTGGGAGTTGTAGAAAATCGTAAATATAAAACAGAACACTATCTCCATCAACCCATAGATAACTTTTGGAACAATTTCACAGAGGAATATGTCTCACTTCACCACCATAAAAACCAAGATAAAAAATAAACCTGAACTTTTAGAAGCTTTAGAACTTTTACAATATGATGTTAAACAGGATCAAGAATTAATTAATCCTCTTGACCATCAACACGAAAAAGTAAAGGTAGATGTTTCTATAGGAAATGATATTGGATTTCGTTTGAATAATAATGGTGAATATGAATTAGTAGCAGATATACAAACTTGGAAAGATCCAGTCCCACCAAAAAGATTTATAGAGAAAGTTACTCAGCAATATGCTAGGGTAACACTTCATAATACTGTTAAGGAAATGGGTTTCCAAGTAGAAGAAGAATGGGAAATGGATGATAACTCAATTGAGTTAACAGTTACTCGTTGGGATAATGGATAAAGATAAACCAATAATGAATATTGATATAGGCATAGGACATATTAAACTCCTACATAAATGCCTATTGTGTTATGTTGAGAATTCAGAATCTTTACCTAAAGAAGAAAAAGAGATGTTAAAAGTTATGAGAGATTTATTTTATAAGATAGAATTGGAGCATGGGTATCTAAATAATTAGAAAGGGATTATGGCTGTTAAGAAGTCAATAGTGGGACAAATTGAGAATAGGAATTTTCTAGTCCCTACTGGTTTTAATTTTATATTAAATAGAGCACCTAAAGTTGCTTACTTTGGTAGTTCTGTAGAAATCCCTTCTATGAGTTTAGGGGTTGCTAATTTTGCTAATTACTTAAAGGATATTCCTCTTCCTGGTGATAAGATGGAATTTTCTGATTTTAATTTACGATTTTTGGTAGATGAGAATTTAGAAAATTATATGGAGATTCAGCATTGGATGAGAGGTCTAGGTTTCCCAGAAAGTTTAAAAGAGATATATGATTATCAAAAAGAAAAAAGTGATATTGATCAACCAGATAAAAGTCAATTAAATTTATATTCTGATGGAACTTTAACTATTCTAGATTCTAATATGAGACCTAAATTTAAGGTCATTTTTGAGAATATGTTTCCTTATAATCTTACTACTTTGGAGTTTGATGCTAGACAAACTGATCTAGAATACTTCACAGCAGAGGTCTCCTTTAAGTATACTATATACAATATAGTAGATATTTGTTAATGAATGAATGATTGATTTAGATGGAATCCAAAAGATGTGGGAGAAGGATTCTAAAATTGACCCAGATAATTTACATACTGAATCTTTAAATATTCCAGTATTACATGCAAAGTATTTTGATCTTTATAATAACATCTTTCTTTTAATGAAGAAAGGTCAGCAACAAAGAAAAAATATAAGACATGAGAGATATGAATATTTCAGTGGTAAGGCAGATCCAGAGGTTTATATAAAAGATCCTTTTCCTAAGAAGATTAGAGATAAAGATACATTGCAAAAGTATCTTGATGCTGATGATAAATTATCTGCGTCTAATCTTAAAATAGAATATTATGAAACTATGCTAAATTACATTGAGAGCATACTTAAACAGATATCAAATAGAACATATCAAATTAAGAATGCTGTTGAAGTGATGAAGTTCCAGGCTGGTTATGGCTGATTTAACTATACAAAAAATAAATGAGGTATATCTAAAAGTAAAAACAGAACCATCTATTGAATATGAATTAAGAGATAGATTTACTTTTGAAGTACCCAATAAGAAGTTCATGCCTCAATACAGGAGTAAGTATTGGGATGGATATGTGCATCTTTTTAATATGAAGACCAAGAGAATCTATGTTGGTCTATTAGATAAGATTGTTGCCTTTTGTGAAAAGTCTGGATACACATATAAGTTTGAAAATAACAAGTATTACGGTCCTCCATTTGAAGTCAATGAAATGATTTCTATGGAAGGTGTCAAAGATTATATGGCATCTATTACTGGATTTAAACCCAGACCATATCAGATAGAAGCAGTTTATGAAGCGTTAAGATATAATAGAAAACTTTTAATATCTCCTACTGCTTCTGGAAAATCTTTAATGATCTATGCATTAATAAGATATTTTGTAGCAAAGAAACAAAAGATTCTTTTAGTTGTGCCTACTACTTCTCTTGTAGAACAAATGTATAAAGATTTTATAGAGTATGGTTGGGATGCTAAAAATCATTGTCATAGAATTTATGCTGGCAGAGAAAGAACTAATGTAAATGAAGTTACCATTACTACATGGCAATCTGTTTATGAATTGGATAGAACTTTCTTTAAAGATTATAATGTAATTATAGGTGATGAGGCTCATCTTTTTAAGAGTAAGTCTCTAGTAAAGATAATGGATAAGTTAGAACATGCAAAACATAGATATGGGTTTACTGGAACTTTGGATGGCACACAGACCCATAAATGGGTGTTAGAGGGACTGTTTGGACCTTCATATAAGGTAACACAAACTAAAGATTTAATGGAGCAGGGACATCTTTCTCAACTTGATATTCAATGTATAGTTCTTAAATATAAACCTAAAAAATTTGAAACCTATGAAGATGAAATTCAATATTTAATTGGTCATGAAAAAAGAAATAAATTTATAACTAATCTTGCTTTAGATTTAAAAGGTAATACTCTCATTCTTTATAGTAGAGTAGAAACCCACGGCAAGATACTTTATGAATTAATAAATAATTCTGTACTCGCCACTAACAGAAAAATATTTTTTGTACATGGTGGTGTAGATGCTGAAGACAGAGAAGAAGTTAGAAAGATAACTGAAGAAGAAACCAACGCTATCATAGTCGCTTCTTATGGAACATTCTCTACAGGCATCAATATTAGGAGGCTACACAACGTTATTTTTGCTTCTCCATCTAAGTCCAGAATTAGGAATCTTCAATCCATTGGAAGAGTCTTAAGAAAAGGAGAAGGTAAAGATAAAGCTAAACTGTATGATATTTCTGATGATCTTACAATAGGTTCAAGAAAAAACTATACTCTGAACCATTTTATTGAAAGAGTAAAAATTTATGTACAAGAACAATTTAATTATGAAATTATAACAATTGATATAAAGGAGGACAAATGATAGAAGATGATTTTTTTGCTACAGTAAAACTTAAATGTGGTGATGAAATATTCGCTAAAGTATCTGCATCTGATGAAGGAGATAGAATGTTATTATTGGTTTCAAATCCTATTGTAGTTGAAGAAGTAAAAGCAAGAGGAAATTTGCAAGGATTTAAATTTGAACCTTGGTTAAAAACTTCTAATGAAGATCTATTTATTCTTAATTTAGATGATGTATTAACTCTTTCTGAATCTGAAAATATGGAAATGATTATGTTTTATAAAGACTATGTGAATAAGATGAATAAAACTAATCATACAAAGTTGAATAAAAAAATGGGATATATAACTAGTGTTCATGAAGCTAAAGAAGTATTAGAAAAACTATATAATTCTAATAATTCAAAAGAAAGCTCGAACTAACCCTTCAAACCTAACAAAGGTATTCTACACATATTTTAATACCTTGTCAACATTATGTAACTCTGCTATAATATTATCAGCAGAGGAACAATATGTATGCCAAATTATACAGTGCCTATTACTATGACTAAGCGTAGAAAGAGATCTGAACATTATGTTAATAATAAAGAGTTTCTTTCTGCGTTAGAAGTATATTTCGCTGCTATTGAAAGGGCTGCTTTGGAGGATAAACCCAAACCTCAAATACCAAGGTACATTGGAGAGTGTTTTTTAAAGATTGCTAATCATTTATCATATAAACCAAACTTTGTGAATTATATGTTTAAGGATGATATGATATGTGATGGTATAGAAAATTGTGTTAGATATATTCATAATTTTAATCCAGAGAAAAGTAAGAATCCTTTTGCTTATTTCACTCAAATCATTTATTATGCTTTTTTAAGAAGGATATCACAAGAGAAAAAGCAATTAGAAATAAAGAATAAGATATTAGAGAAGTCGAATTTTGATGAAGTCTTTGATTCCAACGACCTTGACGCTGCCAACTATTCAGAATATAATAGTATTAAGGATGCTGTACATAGTAAGCTGCGTGGTTAATGAAGATTGCAATTATAACAGACCAGCACTTTGGGTGTAGAAAAAATTCAAAACTTTTTCACGATTATTTTCTCAAGTTCTATAATGATGTATTCTTTCCTGCTCTAGAGGAGGAAGGTATTGATACTGTTATAGATATGGGAGATACTTTTGATAGTAGAAAGGGTATTGATTTTTCTGCCCTAACTTGGTCTAAAGAGAATTATTTTGATAGGTTAAAAAAGATGGGCATCACTGTCCATACTATTGTTGGTAATCATACTGCTTATTATAAAAATACTAATGAGATAAATGCTGTAGATTTATTGTTGAGAGAATATAATAATGTAAAAGTATATTCAGAGACTACTAGTATATTGGTAGATAATTTAAGTATTCTTTTAGTGCCTTGGATTAATAATGAAAATGAAAAAGAATCTTTAGGGTTGATTAAAAGATCAAGTTCTCCAGTTTGTATGGGACATTTAGAGTTACAAGGATATAAAGTTAATGATTATGTTGTAATGGATCATGGATTAGATGATCAACCTTTTGAAAAATTTAAAAAAGTTTATTCAGGACATTTTCATACAAGATCTAATCAAGATAATATTTACTATTTGGGAAATCCTTATGAGATATATTGGAATGATTGTGCTGATACTAGAGGATTTCATTTCTTTGATACAGAAACTTTAGAGCATACTCCAGTTAATAATCCATATCGTCTTTTCTATAAAATTTATTATGATGATACACCACATCAGACCTTTGATGCTAGAGAGTATGAAGATAAGATTGTTAAGGTTATAGTTCGTAAGAAGTCTGATCTTACTCAATTTGAAAAGTTTATTGATAAATTATATTCTGCTAATGTAGCAGAGTTAAAGATTGTTGAGAATTTTGATTTTGGTGGTTGGTATGATAAAAATAATGATGAATATGAATCAGAGGATACTCTTTCTATTTTAAATAGGTATATTGAAGAAGCAGAGATAACTTTAGATAAGTCTATAGTAAGTAAAATGGTCGATGAAATATATCAAGAAGCTTGCGCAATATCCTGATGTATATTATAACAATAAAGGGAAAAGAAAAAGAAGGTGCTTATTCAGTCATAGATCAAGATGAAGATCAAGTTCTTTATATTTTCCAAAATCAAGATGATGCTACAAGATATGCTCTACAATTAGAAGATATAGATTATCCAAAAATGAAAGTGATTGAGATTGAAGATGACATTATGATTAAAACTTGCGAATTACATGGACACAAATATGCTATCATCACCCCTGATGATATTATAGTCCCTCCAGATGAAGGAATGAAACATGATTACATTTAAGAAGATATCTTGGAAGAACTTCTTAAGCACTGGTAATCATCCTATAGAAGTTAAATTAGATGAGAATACTACTACATTGATCATTGGATCTAATGGAGCAGGTAAGTCTACGATTTTAGATGCTTTGACTTTTGTTTTATATGGAAAGTCTTTTAGAAAAATTAATAAGAGTCAACTTATTAATACTACTAATGAAAAGAATTGTGAGGTTGAGATAGAGTTTACTGTTAATTCTACAGAGTGGAAAATAGTACGTGGAATTAAACCAAATACATTTAAAATATCTAAAAATGGAAAGGATCTAGATCAATCATCTCATGCAGGAGATCAACAGAAGTGGTTAGAACAGAATGTTCTGAAGATGAACTATAAGTCATTTACTCAAATTGTTATATTAGGGTCTAGTACATTTGTTCCCTTTATGCAATTGAATGGTTCTAGTAGAAGAGAAGTGGTAGAAGACTTATTAGACATTAAAATATTTTCTGCTATGAATAATTTAATTAAAGAAAAGATTAGAATGGTAAGAGAAGAGGTTAAGACTTTTGAGTTAAAGAAAGAGTCACTTAAAGATAAAGCAGAAATGCAAGAGAATTTTATTAAAGAATTAGAAGAACAAGGTAAGATTAATATTAAAGAAAAGAATGATAAAATTAAAGTATTAGGTATTGAAGTTGATACTCATATAGAGAATAATCAAATGACAGAAACATCTGTATCTGATCTCATGCAACAGCAAGAAAAGGTTACAGGAGTAGATGATAAGTTAACGAAACTAAACAACCTTAAGGGTAAAATAACTCAAAAAGTAGCAACCATTACTAAGGAGCATAAGTTTTTCACAGACAATAAGGTATGCCCTACCTGTACACAATCTATAGAAGAAGAGTTCCGTGTAAATAGAATTGATGAAGCTCAAAATAAAGCAAAGGAGTTGCAATCTGGTTATAAA